GATGAAAAAGATATGCTAGCAAAGCGCTTAGATGACAATCCGGATGAATTACTAAAGTATGACAACATAACAATAAGACATGCATATATAGAGGTGGAATAAATGGCGAAAGCAGCAAGAATTGTAAGGATACACGATAAACCTTATAGGTTCAGTAAATTTGAAATGGAATTAATAGAAAGTCACGGTATAACCGCTGGAATGGTTTCTAAGAGAGTAAAAGACGGTTGGGAACTACATGAAGCAATGGACGCACCAGAAGGTACGCGTTTAAGCGAGTACAGAGAAAAGAAAACAATAGAAAGACTGGAACAAGCTAGACTCGAACGCAAATTGGAAAGAAAGCGAAAGAGAGAGGCTGAGCTAAGAAGAAAGAAGCCACACTTGTTTAATGTACCTCAGAAACATTCACGTGATCCGTACTGGTTTGATAATACTTATAACCAAATGTTCAAGAAGTGGCAGGAAGTATAAATGCCTAAAACCGATAGCGCATGTAAAGAATACTTAAACCAATTTTTCGGCTCTAAGAGATATTTGTATCAGGATAACGAACGAGTGGCACATATCCATGTAGTGAATGGCACTTATTACTTTCACGGGCATATCGTACCAGGCTGGCAAGGCGTGAAAAAGACATTTGATACAACCGAAGAGCTCGAAACATATATAAAGCAACATGGTTTGGAATACGAGGAACAGAAGCAACTAACTTTATTTTAAGGAGATGGAAATAATGAAAATCAAAACTGCAAGCATAGAGGTCGAAAAAGTGGAGGTAGTAGTATGATGCCGAAATTTAGAGCGTGGGATAAAGATAAAAAAGTTATGAGTTTTATTGACGAAATCGATTTTAATAGTGGGTACATTTTGATTTCAACAGGTTATAAAAGTTTCAATGAAGTAAAACTATTACAATACACAGGATTTAAAGATGTGCACGGTGTGGAGATTTATGAGGGGGATATTGTTCAAGATTCTTATTCCGGAGAAGTAAGTTTTATCGAGTTTAAAGAAGGAGCCTTTTATATAACTTTTAGCAATGTAACTGAATTAATAAGTGAAAATGACGATATTATTGAAATTATTGGAAATATTTTTGAAAATGAGGAGCTATTGGAGGTTATGAGATGACGGTCACCTTATCAGATGAACAATATAAAAACCTTTGTACTAAATTAAACAAGTTATTAGGTAAATTTCACAAAGCATTAAAAGAACGTGATGAGTACAAGAAGCAACAAGATGAGCTTATCGTGGATATAGGTAAGTTAAGAGAACGTAACAAAGAGTTGGAGAACATGTGGCGCACTCTTAAAAATGAATTGCTTGGAAGATACGAACATTACTGTTTTAAATTTAGAGAACTACACCCTGAGAGCAAAGCGAACAGGATAGGAGCTCTCTATATAGGAGGTAAAAGCACTGCAGATATTATAATGTCGCGAATGGAAGAACTAGACGGAACAAATGAGTTCTACGAATTTTTAGGGCAAATGGAGGAAGACACAAATGAATAACCGTGAACAAATAGAACAATCCGTTATAAGTGCTAGTGCGTATAACGGCAATGACACAGAGGGATTACTAAAAGAGATTGAGGACGTATATAAGAAAGCGCAAGCGTTTGATGAAATACTTGAGGGAATGACAAATGCTATTCAACATTCAGTTAAAGAAGGTATTGAACTTGATGAAGCAATAGGGATTATGGTAAGTCAAGTTATCTATGAATACAAGGAGGAACTGGAGAATGAAAAAATTTAATGTTCAAATCACATATACAGGCATGATTGAAGAGGCTATCGAGGCTGAAAGTTTAGAAGAAGCAGAATTTGAGGCTCATGATATTGCGAGAATGGAAGTGCCATTTGATTGTGATGAATTTGAAATTAATGTAGAGGTGGAACAGGAAAATGAATAACACATTAACAATTGATCAATTACAAGAGTTATTACAAATACAAAAAGAGTTCGACGATAGAATACCGACGCTGAACTTACGAGATAGCAAGATTGCATATGTAGTTGAATTCTTTGAATGGTTTAATACATTGGAAACGTTTAAGAACTGGAAGAAGAAACCAGGTAAGCCGTTAGACGTACAACTTGATGAATTAGCTGACATGTTGGCGTTTGGATTGAGTATTGCGAATCAAGTAGGAGTGTCATCAGAAGAGATAAAAGAAGCGATTGAATCAAGTTTTAAAAATACAGAATTTCACAAAATGTTTAATTTTAAAGATAAAGAATTTGCTCAAGACGCAGTTGTTAGTACACCACAGATAATATTCAAAGAATTTTATCCCGACCAATTGGCAATTGTAATAGTGATAGACATAGCTTACAACTTATATTCTATCGACCAACTCATTGACGCATACAAAAAGAAAATGAAAAGGAACCACGAAAGACAAGATGGAACAGCAGACGCAGGAAAAGGATACGTGTAAAGACATCTTAGATCGAGTTAAGGAGGTTTTGGGGAAGTGAGAGAACGCACTAAAATTATATATCGTGGTTGGAACAAGGAGATATTTATTTTACAGGGTAAAAATATGAATGTTATTGGTTTGCGCCAAATATTTGATGAACTCAAAAGATTGTACGAAGGTTATAAAATCGTTGTTATTCCAATAGAAGTTGATTTTGAAATCAAATAAATAGGAGTGATGAGAAGTGACACAATACTTAGTCACAACATTCAAAGATTCATCAGGACTACCACATGAACATTTTACTGCTGCTAGAGATAATCAGACGTTTACAGTTGTTGAGGCGGAGAGTAAAGAAGAAGCGAAAGAGAAGTACGAGGCACAAGTTAAAAGGGATGCAGTTATTAAATTAGGTCAGTTGTTTGAAAATATAAGGGAGTGTGGGAAATGATTAAGCAAATATTAAGATTATTATTCTTACTAGCGATGTATGAGCTAGGTAAGTATGTAACTGAGCAAGTATATATTATGATGACAGCTAATGATGATGTAGAGGCGCCGAGTGATTACGTCTTTCGAGCGGAGGTAAGTGAGTGATGTGGATTACTATGACTATTGTATTTGCTATATTGCTATTAGTTTGTATCAGTATTAATAGTGATCGTGCAAGAGAGATACAAGCACTCAGATATATGAATGATTATCTACTTGATGAAGTAGTTAAAACTAAAGGATACAACGGGTTAGAAGAATACAGGATTGAATTGAAGCGAATAAATAACGATATTAAAAAGTAATTTATATTATCGGAGGTATTGCATGTATAACAGGAAAGAAATACGTGAAATGATAGATAACTACAAGTGGATGAAGAACATAATAGACAGTAAAGTCTACGATAACGAAAGTACATCAATTGCACAATATGGTTATCAATCTGCGATGCCAAAAGCTAAAGGCACGACTAGCAATAAAGTGTTAGTGAAAGTTATAAACAAAAACAAAGCGCTTAGAAAGTACGATTACTTGATTAAGAAGATAGCGTTCATTGATGAATATGAAGAATACATCACGAATGAAAAAGATTATCATATTTTACAAATGTTAAAACAACGAGAAAGCCATAATAGGATCATGAGCATTCTTGATATAGGCAGAGACAATTTTTATTCTAGAGTAAAAGATATAGTAAATATACTTTATAACTTGCAACAAGAAACCGACAGTTCGGACACATCGTACAGTTCGGACACATCGTACAGTTCGGACACATCGTACAGTTCGGACACATCGTACAGTTCGGACTAATTTTGATGCTACATATTGTTTTTTATTATAATTGCTGTGTAGCAAAACATTTATATTTCTTTTGAACTCTCACATTAAGTGAGGGTTTTTATTTTTATAAACAAGAGGTGGAGAATGGAGATATCAAAGTACCAAGAGATAGCTACACGTACACACAATGATGAATTGAATTTAAATGAATATATTACTTGTTACGGCTTAGGTTTAACTCAATCTACAGGCAATGTTACAGATCTAATTAAACAGCATATGTTTTGTAATGTACCGATAGATAAAGGAATTATGATAAATGAACTTAGCGAAGCATTGTGGAATATAGCTAATCTTACTAACGTGTTAGGTATTAACTTGGATGAGATAGCTGGTCATAGTGTTAACACTATCTTGATGAATAAACCTAATCAGACTATCAATTTAGACAATGGTATAAAACAAGGAGACAAAGTATTGTTTCAAGGTAGTAAGTATCTTGTTGATGGATCGATAGGAAACTTATTGTTAATTAGCAATGATAAAGATGATAGACAAGTAACTGTGCAAGATGTTAAGAAAGTCGACAAGGAGTGATGTGCATTGTCTATTATGAAGCGATGTGGTCATCCAACATGTAATGTATTGATTAATCATAATGAAAGTTATTGTGATAAACACAAGCAATATGCAAATGAAAATTACAATGATTTGAGACGTCGAAACGATCCAGAGTATTTAAGATTTTATAAATCGAAAACGTGGCAAAACATGCGTCGAATTGTATTGTTAGAACATGATTTTATTTGTGTTTCTTGTGGCAATCAAGCGACTATGGTTGACCATATTGTACCAACAAAAATTGATTGGGCAAGAAGATTAGACAAAAGTAATTTACAGCCTTTGTGTGATGCTTGCCATAACCAAAAGACAAAAGAAGATTTGAAGAAATATTAAAAAAGATAAAAATAGGAAGTCACCCCAAAGATGAAACGGGCGTCAATGAAAGGTTCTGGAGAACGGAGCAGAGTTTTCTTCTCAAAAAATTCCCTTTATTTAAGTTTTTTTAGTAGGAGGTGCTAATTTATGGCGGGTAGACCTAAGAAGCTTTTGTCAAATTCGAACAAGAATTATACAAAAGAAGAAATTATTGAAAAAGAGCGTCAAGAAGCTCAATTAAATAAATTTTCTAAAATCGATACTGAACCACCGCACTTTTTAGATGAAATAGCGAAACAAGAATACTTAAGAATATTACCGCACATGCAAGAATTGCCAATTTCCAACTTAGATAAAGCACAATTAGCACAATATTGTAGTTTTTATAGTGACTTTGTTAAAGCAAGTTTGATTTTAGAGCGCGAAGACTTGATTTTAGAAGACGACAAAGGAAATCAAAAGGTTAATCCGGCGTTCAACATAAAGGAAAAAGCGGGTATTCGATTGCAACAAACAGCTAATACTTTAGGATTAACTATTGATAGCCGATTGCGTATTATGGTTCCTGATGAAAAAGAAGATGATGATCCATATATGGAATTTGTGAGTGATTAGTAATGACTGATTATGTTACTAAATACGCAAAAAAGGTAGTTTCAGGAGAAATTTTGGCAAGTTTGAAGAATATTCAAGTATGTAAACGTCACCTATCTTTTATGGAGAACCCGCCGAATGGTTGCCATTGGGATAATCATTTGTCTAACAAAGCAATTAAATTTGTGGAAATGCTTCCAGACCCTAAAACAAACCAGCCCATGCCTCTTATGGAGTTTCAGAAATTCATTGTTGGGAGCTTATACGGCTGGCGTAGAGGTCAATACAGAATGTTTACTAAAGCTTATATAAGTATGGCTAGAAAACAAGGTAAGTCTCTAATCGTATCGGGAATGTCCGTTAACGAACTGTTGTTTGGACAATACCCTAAATTTAATAGACAAATTTATGTAGCTTCATCTACTTATAAGCAAGCGCAAACAATATTCAAGATGGCAAGCCAACAAGTAAACCTAATGCGAAGTAAAAGCAAGTTTATCCGTGAAAAAACAGACGTAAGAAAGACAGACATTGAAGATGTATTAAGTAGTTCAGTGTTTGCACCTCTTTCCAATAACCCAGATGCGGTTGATGGTAAAGATCCTACAGTTGCTATTTTGGACGAATTGGCAAGTATGCCTGATGATGAGATGTACTCAAGGTTTAAAACAGGTATGACATTACAAAAAAATCCTTTAACCCTACTTGTTTCAACGGCCGGAGACAATTTAAATAGTCAAATGTACCAAGAGTATAAGTATATTAAACGTATTTTAAATGAAGAAGTAAGAGCTGATAATTACTTTGTATATTGTGCTGAAATGGATTCACAAGAAGAAGTTCAAGATGAAACAAAGTGGATTAAAGCAATGCCGCTTTTAGAATCAAAAGAACATAGAAAAACTATACTTCAAAATGTAAAAGCTGATATACAAGACGAATTAGAAAAAGGGACATCATATCATAAGATTTTGATTAAAAACTTCAATTTATGGCAAGCGCAAAGAGAAGATAGCTTGCTAGATATTTCAGATTGGGAACAAGTAATAACGCCTATGCCTAATATCAATGGTAAAGATGTGTATATAGGTGTCGACTTATCGAGATTGGATGACTTAACATCTGTAGGGTTTATTTTCCCTAACGACGATAAAAAAGTGTTTTTACATAGTCATTCTTTCATTGGATTAAGAACAAACTTAGAACAAAAATCTAAGAGAGACAAAATAAATTATGAATTAGCGATTGAACGTGGCGAAGCTGAGACTACACAATCAGATAGCGGCATGATTGATTATAAACAAGTTATCGATTTTATAGTGAAATTTATAACGACGCATGACCTGAATGTACAGGCTGTTTGCTATGACCCTTGGAATGCGCAAAGTTTTATAACAACAATCGAATCAATGGCTTTAGATTGGCCACTCATTGAAGTGGGACAAAGTTTTAAGGCGTTATCACAATCTATTAAAGAATTTAGAATGTGGGTTGCAGATGAAAGAATACAGCATAACGATAATATGTTACTTACAACATCAGTTAATAATGCCGTTTTGATTCGTGACGGAGAAGACAATGTGAAAATAAATAAAAAAATGAATCGTCAAAAAATAGATCCGATTATTTCGATTATCACAGCTTTCACTGAAGCTAGAATGCACGAATTCCAAGAAAATTGGACGGAGAAATATGAAAGCGAAGAATTCGGATTTTAAAGGTGGTGACAAAATGGACTTGAATAAAATAAATGTCTTTTTTAATTTCTTGGTTGCTAATTTGGTTAGCATCCTTTTTTTATTAGGTTTGTTTGTGGTTAATGTTTCTGTGTATAAAGCATTCGGTCAAAATATAGGACTTTTATGCATTGGTATAACACTGATTGTTATTTCGTTGATTTTAAATCACGAAAGCAATCAAGAAAGGAGTTAGTAGTTGTGGGGATTTTTTATAAAAATGAAAAACGAGACTTGCAATACAACGAAGATGATTTGCAAATGATGGTTCAAACTTTGCCAGGTTTTCAAGGAACAAAATTACGACAATATAAAGATATAGAAGCAATTAGGCATAGCGACATCTTTACGGCAGTTATGATGATTGCTTCTGATTTGGCGCGCATGCCAATTAGGGTGACAGTGAACGGCCAAATTAATTATAGTGACAGGATTGTTAATTTGTTAAATACACGTCCTAACCCAATGTATAACGGCTATATATTCAAATTAGTAGTGTTTGTTAGTGCCTTACTAACATCGCACGGCTATATTGAAATTACACGTGATAAAACAGGAGAACCTATGAATTTAACGTTCAGAAAGACATCCGAAATAGAATTGAAATCAGACGCAAGAGGTCGACTGTATTATTTTCATCAAAGGATAGACAGTAACGGAAATAATATAGAACGTAATGTTAAGTTTGAGGATATGCTAGACATCAAATTTTATTCGTTGGATGGTATAAATGGTTTGTCACTGTTAGACACATTAAGTCGCACGATAGAATCAGATAACAATGGAAAAGATTTCCTTAATAATTTCTTGCGAAATGGCACACATGCTGGTGGTATTTTGAAAATGAAAGGTGTATTAGATAATAAAAAAGCAAGAGACCGTGCCAGAGAAGAATTTCACAAAAGTTTTAGTGGAACTAAACAAGCTGGGAAAGTTGTCGTACTCGATGAATCAATGACGTTTGATCAATTAGAAGTTGATACAGAAGTTTTAAAGCTTATCAGAGAAAACAAATCATCAACAAGAGAAATAGCAGGTGTATTTGGTATTCCATTGCATAAGTTCGGCATAGAAACAGCGAACATGAGTATCACGGATGCTAATTTAGATTACTTATCAACTTTAAAACCTTATATTACATGCGTTTGTGCAGAATTGAATTTTAAGTTTAATGATGAATATGTGAATCGTGAATTTAAATTTGATACCACTGAAATACGAGTTGTTGATGAAAAAACACAAGCTGAAATTGACAAAATTAACATTGATTCTGGAAAGATGAATATCGATGAAATTAGACAACGTGATGGATTAGCGCCAATACCAGGCGGTAATGGTAGCATTCACAGAGTCGATTTAAACCATGTAAATATTGAACTTGTAGATGAGTATCAGATGAATAAATCGAGAGCTACTGATAAAAAATTGAAAGGTGGTGAGGAAAATGAGTAAGGAAACGAGAGTTGGCAACATTATTGAGGTACGCTCAAATGATAACAACGAAATGGTCATAGAGGGGTATGCGTTAAAGTTTGACACTTGGTCTGAAAATCTTGGTGGATTCAAAGAAACGATTTCACGTCGCGCTTTAGAAAACACTGATTTATCTGATGTGCGTTGTTTAGTAGATCATATCCCATCGCAAATAATTGGTAGGACAAAATCGGGTACTTTGGAGCTCGAAACTGATGATGTTGGACTTAAATATCGTTGTAAGTTACCAAACACAACATTTGCACGTGATTTATATGAGAACATGCGTGTAGGCAACATCAATCAATGTTCGTTTGGTTTTATGCTTGACGATAAAGGCGATGAAGTGCGTTTTGATGAACAAGAAAACATTTACAAACGTACTTTAACAGCAATTCGTGAACTTACAGATGTTTCTGTAGTGACTTATCCGGCTTACAAAGACACTGATGTTAAACCAGCATTACGTAGTATTGAAACCGTTAAAAAAGAACAACGTAAAAAAGAATTAGAAATAAGACTAAAGAAACACTCTATATTAAATAATATTTGGTGAAGTTGAACACCATTATCAAATACAGCCATTGGACATGCTGAATATAGCGATGTCTATTTTTTTATGCCAATTTTAGGAGGAAATTAAATGAAAACAAAAGAAGAGTTACAATCTGAGATTTCAGACATTAAAAGACAAATTGATTTAAAGGTGAAGTATGCAACGAGAGCACTTAATAACGATGAGTTAGAAAAAGCAGAAAAATTAGAACAAGAAATTACTGATTTACGTTCTCAAATCCAAGAAAAACAAGAAGAATTAGATAAGCTAAAAGAAAAAGATGGAACTTCAGAAAACAATCAACAATCAGTGGAAGTAAACGAAGCACGTACTTATCGAAATCAAGCAAACATTAATGATTTAGGTATTTCGATTCAAAACACAAAGGTAACATCACAAGAAGTTAGAGATTTTACTGAATATCTTGAAACACGCAATGATATTCAAGGTGGTTCGTTAAAAACAGACTCAGGATTTGTAGTTATTCCAGAGGAAATTGTTACAGATATTTTAAAATTAAAAGAGGTTGAGTTTAATCTTGATAAGTATGTGACGGTCAAACGTGTTACAAATGGTTCTGGTAAATATCCGGTAGTACGACAATCAGAAGTTGCAGCCCTTGAAAAAGTTGAAGAATTAGAAGAAAACCCTGAATTAGCAGTTAAACCATTCTTCCAATTAGCATATGACATTAATACACACCGTGGTTACTTCCGAATTTCACGTGAAGCAATCGAAGATGCAAAAGTGAATGTTTTGCAAGAATTGAAACTATGGATGGCGCGAACTATTGCAGCAACACGAAACAAAGCAATTATTGATGTTATCACTAAAGGATCAACGGGTTCTACAAGTTCAGGTTTTGAAAAAGAAGGCAAGAAATTAGAAGTTAAAAAAGCAAAATCTTTAGATGATATTAAAGATGCTATTAACCTGAATGTTAAGCCAAATTACGAACATAATGTTGCGATTGTTTCGCAAACTATGTTTGCAAAATTAGACAAAATGAAAGATAAGCTAGGAAACTATTTAATCCAGCCAGATGTTAAAGAAAAAACGCAACAGCGTTTATTAGGAGCTAAAATCGAAATTTTACCTGATGAAGTACTAGGGCAAAAAGGTAATAACACTTTGATTATCGGTAACTTAAAAGATGCGATTGTTTTATTTGACCGCTCTCAATACCAAGCATCATGGACTGACTACATGCATTTCGGAGAATGTTTAATGATTGCTGTACGTCAAGACTGTAGAATTCTAGATTATAAATCAGCAATTGTGATTGAATATGATGATAGTGAACGCGGTGAAGGCGATCTTGGCTTAGAAGCATAATAAGCGCTCGATACTTTATAAAGAGGTGATAAACTATGGCAATGTATGAAGTGAAGAAATCTTATACTGACTTGGAAAAAGGCCAGTATTTAAAGTCAGGTAAACGTGTTGAAATGACAGTAAAACGTGCTGAATATGTTAACAAAAAGCTGAAAGAGCATGGAGTAATACTTGAAAGAGTAAAAGAAGAATAGGTGATTGAATGCAATTAACAGCTGAGGAACTTAAGTTATTAAAAAAGCATTGCAAAATAGATCACAATTCAGAGGACGACTTATTAGAAATATATTACTCTTGGGCATTCCGTGAAATAGCTAGCGCTGTTACGGATAAACCAAGTAAATATATTGATTGGTTTAAAAGTCATCCTCTATTTGCTCGTGCTATATACCCTTTAGCAAGTTACTATTTTGAAAACCGTATTGCTTATTTGGATAGGGATTTATCGCTTGCGCCACATATGGTTTTAAGTACGGTGCATAAATTGAGAGGTTCATTTGAGCAATTTTTGGAGAGTGAAAATGATGAAATTTAATTCCAATAAATTAAATGAACGTATAGATTTTTGTGAAGATGTAAGCGAGAGAGTGAACGGAAATCCGATGAAACCGAAGACGAAAATATTATACTCTTGTTTCGCTTGCATTCAAGAATCTAAAGAATCCGACACTCAAACGAATCTCAATACAGGTAGCAAATTCATTAAAACTATTATTATCAGAGATACACGAGGTGATTATAAACCAACAAATAAGCATTACGTCTTGCATGAAGGGCAAAGATTTAACATCAAATATGTAAAGCCAGATTATCAAGATAAATCTTATTTGCGTATCTATGGCGAGGTGGTCATTTAATGGGGGCAAGAATTGAAAGTAATAACATCGAACAAGGTTTGAAAAATGCAGTTTTAAAAATGAATTTAAATAGTAATGTAATTGTCAAAGCTGGGGCTATGTCATTAGTCCCGCTTTTAAAAAGTAATACACCTTTTGCGAATACTAAAAAGCATGCTCGCGATCACATAGCTGTTTCTAATGTGAAAACAGACAGACACACAAGTGAGAAAATTGTTACAATTGGTTACGCTAAAGGCGTCTCACATCGTATTCATGCAACAGAATTTGGAACAATGTACCAAAAACCACAATTGTTTATAACAAAAACAGAAAAGCAAGGGAAAAACAAAGTTTTAAAAACAATGCTTGATACTGCTAAGAGGTTGCAAAAATGATTAATGTTACCAAATTAATTAGAAACGCTATTATTGCAAATAACATTACAGATGAAGTGAATGTGTTTAACTACACTATAGATGACCATTTTCACGAAAAAACTGACAAGCCTATTATTCGTATATATCCCTTACCGTTCAATCCTGACACATACGCTGATGATAACGAGATTTCAAGAGAATACCATTACCAAATTGATGTTTGGTGGTCTCAAGATGAACCGAACGAGCAAGCAGAAAAAATTGTTGAGTTACTCAAAGTGATAAATTTTCAATGTTATTACAGAGAACCGTTATACGAGAGTGACGTCATGTCATTCAGACATATTATAAGAGCAAAAGGCTCGATTTTATCAATGAAATTGGAGGAAAATTAAATGATTGAAAAATTGAAACAAGCACCAAGATTTTTAAAATTAAACTTACAACATTTTGCAGATACAGGAGTTTCGGGTATCGCAATTGGGGTATCAAACTTTTATTATGCACCTATTTTAAAAGATACAGAAAATGAATGGGAAACTGGAGCTGGCACACGTATTCGTTTCTTAAAAGAAATTGAAGTAGACCGTCCACAAGATACCGAGGAAGATTATGGGGATGATATGGTCGCAGCAACTGCTGTATCTAATGGCAAACTAAGTGTTAAGACAACATTTGTTACTGTTCCTGCTGACGATAAGGCGTTCTTGAATGGCGCTAAAAAAGGTGTAGGTGGTTATAAATATGGAGCTAAGGATATCCCGCCAGATGTAGCGATTGTATTTGAAAGACGTAATCATGATGAGTCTTCAGAATGGGTTGGCTTGTTCAAAGGTAAATTCACTCGTTCAAGCATCAAAGGGCAAACAAAACAAGATAAAGTTGAATTCCAGAATGACGACGTAGAAGGCAATTTTATTGATCGTTTGTTTGATGAGAGCTCGCATGTTACTGGCTATGATAAAAAAGGAAGCACTACAGGGCGCGATTATGTATTCATGGAAACATTTGGTAAAACTTATGATGAATTCATGTCTAGTCGAGGAGAACAAAATATGGAACCTGTAGAAAAAGAAATGAAAAAAACAGAAAAAGTTGAAGTCACTTCTGTAAACGTCACTGATGAACAAGTTACAGTTAAAGTTGATGCTACTAAACAACTATCAGCCACAACCGAACCATCTGGACAGAAAGTAACTTATGCAGTGACTGAGGGGCAAACGTATGCTAGCGTAACATCAACTGGCCTCGTTAAAGGTTTGGCGGAAGGTAATGCGACCGTTACAGCGACTGCAGGAAAGCAAACTGATACTGTGCAAATTACAGTACAATCTAATTTAGAAATGTAAGTTTTGAGGGCTTAACGCCCTCTTTTTATTTTGGCCAAATTAAAAAGAAAGTAGGAATTTAATAATGGAACGTACATCAATTGAATTAATTACAGGATTTACAAAAACAGGAAAGCCGCAATATCAAAAGTATTTAGCGAAGCCGATTATTACTTTGTTTGAAACAATTCAAGGTTCAAAATTAGGTTTGAAACTTAACAAAGCCTTTAAGGGGGCTGATTTTAAAGATCTAACAGAAGAAGAATTTAATAACTTAAGTGTGACAGAACAGGAAGAATACAAAAACAAGCAAGAAGAATACGAAAACAACATGGCTGTACAAATGGAAGTATTAGAAGAAGTTTTGGATTTCATCGTTGAAGCTTTTGATAATCAATTTACCAGTATAGAACTTCAAAAAGGATTACCAAATGGTCAAGAAGGTATTGAAAAGATTGGACAGTTAATTGGACGAATTACAGGTGGGGAACCTAGCGATACAAAAAAGTTCGTGACAGAGAATCAGAAATAAGAAAAGAAGATTTAACACCTGAAGCTGTCTACAACAATTACAGGAAAATAGCTAAAGATTTGATAGAAAAAGGCATGGATGCAGAAAAAGTGGCTAACATGCCGATACACTTCTTTTTAGACATTGTCGAATCGAAGATTGAAACAAAGCGAACTGCGAAAAGTTTTAAAGATATTTTTTAATCAGCCTTTAAAGGTTGATTTTTTATTTACATCTTGGAAGAAAGGAGGTTTTTAAATGCCTAATCCTATAGGTAATATGGTCATAAAGGTTGATTTAGATGGTTCTGGATTCAATAGAGGTGTGACAGGTTTAAATAGGCAAATGAAAATGGTTTCGCGTGAGCTTTCGGCTAATTTATCACAATTTTCTAGATATGATAATTCATTAGAAAAGTCGAAGATAAAAGTCGAAGGTTTGAGTAAAAAACAAAAAGTTCAAGCCCAGATTACTAAAGAGCTGAAAGATAGTTATGACAAACTTAGTAAAGAAACTGGTGAAAACAGTGCAAAGACACAAGCTGCGGCTGCTAAATACAATGAAGCTTACGCTAAATTAAACCAATATGAGCGAGAGTTAAATCAAGCCACACAAGAATTAAAAGACATGCAAAGAGAGCAGAAAGCATTAAATACTGCAATGGGAAAACTTGGTACCAACTTTAATAATTTTGGTCCTAAACTTCAAGAAATTGGTAACAGTATGAAAAATGTAGGCCGTAACATGACTATGTATGTAACTGCGCCGGTGGTTGCTGGGTTTGCTGTAGCAGCTAAAAAAGGTATTGAATTCGATGACAGTATGAGAAAAGTTAAAGCAACTTCAGGTGCTACTGGGGAAGAGTTTGAAGCTTTGAAGAAAAAGGCTCGCGAAATGGGTGCAACAACAAAATTTAGTGCATCAGATTCGGCTGAAGCATTAAATTACATGGCACTTGCTGGTTGGGATTCTAAGCAAATGATGGAAGGTTTAAGCGGAGTTATGGATTTAGCGGCAGCATCTGGCGAAGAACTGGAAGCAGTAAGTGACATTGTTACAGATGGACTAACGGCATTCGGTTTAAAAGCAAAGGATAGTGGTCATTTTGCGGACATTTTAGCACAAACTAGCTCGAAGGCAAATACGGATGTTAGAGGGCTCGGAGAAGCTTTTAAATATGTCGCTCCTGTAGCAGGTGCGTTAGGTTACACGATTGAAGATACATCTATTGCGATAGGTTTAATGAGTAATGCTGGTATCAAAGGTGAAAAAGCAGGTACAGCGTTACGAACAATGTTCACCAATCTTTCAAGTCCAACTAGAGCTATGGGGAATGAAATGGAACGCTTAGGAATATCTATTACAGATAGTAATGGGAAAATGATTCCTATGCGAAAGCTTTTAGACCAACTGAGGGAAAAATTTAAACATCTTTCAAAAGACCAACAAGCTAGTTCTGCAGCTACAATATTTGGTAAAGAAGCGATGTCAGGAGCATTAGCGATTATAAATGCTTCTGATGAAGACTATCAAAAGTTAACCAAATCTATAGATTCATCTACCGGCGCATCTAAAAGAATGGCCGATACAATGGAATCTGGTTTAGGTGGGAAATTAAGAACTTTAAGGTCGCAATTAGAAGAACTAGCCTTAACGATTTATGACAGAATAGAACCAGCACTAAAGATTATAGTAAGTGCTTTTAGCAAAGTAGTGACATGGGTTACTAAATTACCAACGTCAATTCAATTAGCGGTTGTTGGGTTTGGATTATTTGCAGCAGTTTTAGGTCCTTTAGTTTTTATGTTCGGTTTATTTATCAGCGTGATGGGGAATGCAATGACAGTTTTAGGACCCTTGTTAATAAACGTTAATAAAGCTGGTGGTTTATTCGCGTTTTTAAGAACTAAAATCGCATCACTTGTTAAACTATTTCCGATTTTAGGTGTGTCGATATCAAGTTTAACGTTACCTATAACATTAATTGTAGGTGCATTAGTTGGTATTGGCATAGCTTTCTATCAAGCTTATAAACGTTCAGAAACTTTTAGAAATATTGTAAATCAGGCAATCTCTGGTGTAGCAAACGCATTTAAAGCAGCTAAACTAGCGTTACAAGGTTTCTTTGATTTATTCAAAGGTGATAGTAAAGGCGCGGTTACCCTAGAGAAGATATTTCCACCCGAAACTGTAGCAGGAATACAAAATGTAGTTAATACGATTAGAACAACTTTCTTTAAAGTAGTTGATGCAATCGTTGGTTTCGCCAAAGAGATAGGCGCTCAATTAGCCTCTTTCTGGAAAGAGAACGGCTCAGAAATAACACAAGCTTTGCAAAATATAGCTGGTTTCATTAAAGCAACCTTTGAATTTATTTTTAACTTTATTATTAAACCAATCATGTTTGCGATTTGGCAAGTGATGCAATTTATTTGGCCGGCGGTTAAAGCTTTGATTGTCAGCACTTGGGAAAATATCAAAGGTGTAATACAAGGGGCTATTAATATTATTTTGGGTATTATCAAAGTGTTCTCTAGTCTTTTCACAGGAAACTGGCGAGGCGTTTGGGACGGCATTGTAATGATACTGAAAGGTACTGTGCAGTTAATTTGGAATTTAATACAACTGTGGTTTGTAGGTAAGATTCTAGGTGTTGTTAGATACTTTGGTGGATTGCTTAAAGGTTTAATATCCGGTATCTGGGGTGTTATCAAAGGTATTTTCACAAAATCATTATCTGCAATTTGGAATGCAACGAAAAGTATTTTTGGTTTCTTATACAATAGTGTTAAATCTATTTTCACTAATATGAAAAACTGGTTATCTAGTACGTGGAATAATATCAAAAGCAATACCGTCGGCAAGGCTCATTCGTTATTTACGGGTGTAAGGTCTAAATTCACAAGTTTATGGAATGCGACGAAAGATATATTTACTAAATTAAGAAATTGGATGTCAAACATCTGGAACTCTATTAAAGATAACACGGTAGGTATAGCTGGTCGTTTGTGGGATAAAGTACGTAATATCTTCGGAAACATGCGTGACGGTTTAAAATCTATCATTGGTAAAATTAAAGATCATATCGGCGGTATGGTAGATGCTATTAAAAAAGGACTTAATAAATTAATTGAAGGCTTAAACTGGGTCGGTGGTAAGTTAGGTATGGATGAAATACCTAGGTTACACACTGGTACAGAGCACACACATACTACTACAAGATTAGTTAAGAACGGTAAGATTGCACGTGATACATTCGCTACAGTTGGGGATAAAGGACGTGGAAATGGTCCAAATGGTTTTAGAAATGAAATGATTGAATTCCCTAATGGTAAACGTGTAATCACACCTAGTACAGACACTACTGCTTATTTACCTAAAGGCTCAAAAGTATACAACGGTGCACAAACTTATTCAATGTTAAACGGAACGCTTCCGAGATTTCATTTCGGTACTACTATGTGGAAAGATATTAAATCTAGTGCATCATCGGCATTTAACTGGACAAAAGATCAAATAGGTAAAGGCACAAAGTGGCTTGGCGATAAAGTTGGTGATGTCATGGACTTTATCGATAATCCAGGCAAACTTTTAAATTATGTACTTCAAGCGTTTGGAGTTGATTTCAGTTCTCTAACTAAAGGTATGGGTATTGCTGGCGATATAACAAAAGCTGCATGGTCTAAGATTAAGAAAAGTGCAATCAAGTGGCTTGAGGATGCTTTCGCAGAGTCGGGTGATGGCGGTGTATTAGATATGAGTAAATTACGTTACTTATACGGTCACACTGCTGCTTATACACGAGAAACCGGACGCCCATTCCATGAAGGTCTGGATTTTGATTACATTTACGAACCTGTTCCATCAACCATTAATGGTAGAGCACAAGTTATGCCTGTTCATAATGGTGGTTATGGAAAATGGGTGAAAATTGTAAAGGGCGCCTTAGAAGTTATTTATGCACATTTATCTAAATATAAAGTTAAAACTGGTCAACAAGTTAGGGTCGGACAGACTGTTGGTATATCGGGGAATACGGGGTTTAGTACAGGACCTCACTTACATTATGAGATGCGTTGGAATGGAAGACATAGAGACCCGTTACCGTGGTTAAGAAAGAATAATGGGGGCGGCAAAAGTACACCCGGTGGTAATGGTGCAGCTAATGCTAGACGAGCTATTAAGGCTGCTCAAAATATTTTAGGAGGAAGGTATAAGGCGAGTTGGATTACTAACGAGATGATGCGTGTTGCGAGTCGTGAATCCAATTATACAGCTAATGCAGTCAATAATTGGGATAGCAACGCAAGAGCTGGTATACCTTCAAGAGGTATGTTCCAAATGATAGATCCTTCATTTAGAGCGTACGCAAAGTCGGGTTACAATAATCCTCTCAACCCAACTCATCAAGCTATATCGGCTATGAGATATATTGTGGGTAAATGGGTACCAAGAACAGGCTCATGGAGAGCTGCGTTCAAACGCGCTGGTGATTACGCATATGCTACTGGTGGCAAAGTCTATAACGGATTGTATCACTTAGGGGAAGAAGGATATCCAGAGTGGATAATACCTACTGATCCAAGTAGAGCGAACGAAGCACACAAATTATTAGCTTTAGCTGCTAACGATATTGATAACCGCTCTAAAAATAAGCGACCAAACAACTTACCAAATCCAAGTATAAGTAATAGTGATACAAACTATATTCATACATTGGAGAATAAACTGGATGCGGTTATTAATTGTTTGGTTAGTTTGGTTGAGTCTAATCAAGTTATTGCAGATAAGGATTACGAACCAGTTATTAATAAGTATGTGTTTGAAGATGAGGTAAATAATTCTATCGATAAACGAGAGCGTCACGAATCTACAAGAGTTAGATTTAGAAGAGGAGGCACGATAATCTAATGCAAGATACAATTCAAATAGACAATAAAACAATTGGATGGCTGGTTGTGCAAAGAGGGTTCGAGATACCCTCTTTTAATTTTGTTACTGAAAAAGAAAACGTAAAAGGTAGAGCGGGATCTATTGTTAAGAATCGTTATTTAAATGATATCGAATTTGATTTACCATTAATTATTCGAAACGAAAAATTGTCACCAGGTGGAGAAAAAACACACGATGATATATTAGAAGCATTGGTCAAGTTCTTCAATATTAAAGATTTAACACCTAAAAAACTTAAATTCAAATCTCAAAACTGGTATTGGTTTGCATATTTTGATGGTCCATTAAAATTACCGAAAAACCCAAGAGGTTCAGTGAAGTTCACTATAAAAGTAGTGTTAACAGATCCTTATAAATACTCGGTAACTGGAAACAAAAACACCGCGATTTCAGACCAAGTTTCAGTTGTAAATAGTGGGACTGCTGACACTCCTTTAATTGTTGAAGCCCGAGCAATTAAACCATCTAGTTACTTTATGATCACTAAAAATGATGAAGATTATTTTATGGTTGGTGATGATGAGGTAACCAAAGAAGTTAAGGATTACATGCCTCCTGTTTATCATAGTGAGTTTCGTGATTTCAAAGGTTGGACTAAGATGATTACTGAAGATATTCCAAGTAATGATTTAGGTGGTAAGGTCGGCGGTGACTTTGTGATATCCAATCTTGGCGAAGGATATAAAGCAACTAATTTTCCTGATGCAAAAGGTTGGGTTGGTGCTGGCACGAAACGAGGGCTCCCTAAAGCGATGACAGATTTTCAAATTACCTATAAATGTATTGTTGAACAAAAAGGTAAAGGTGCCGGAAGAACAGCACAACATATTTATGATAGTGATGGTAAGTTACTTGCTTCTATTGGTTATGAAAATAAATATCATGATAGAAAAATAGGACATATTGTTGTTACGTTGTATAACCAAAAAGGAGACCCCAAAAAGATATACGACTATCAGAATAAACCGATAATGTATAACTTGGACAGAATCGTTGTTTATATGCGGCTCAGAAGAGTAGGTAATAAATTTTCTATTAAAACTTGGAAATTTGATCACATTAAAGACCCAGATAGACGTAAACCTATTGATATGGATGAGAAAGAGTGGATAGATGGCGGTAAGTTTTATCAGCGTCCAGCTTCTATCATAGCTATCTATAGTGCGAAGTATAACGGTTATAAGTGGATGGAGATGAATGGATTAGGTTCATTCAATACGGAGATTCTACCGAAACCGAAAGGCGCAAGGGATGTCATTATACAAAAAGGTGATTTAGTGAAAATAGATATGCAAGCAAAAAGTGTTGTCATCAATGAGGAACCAATGTTGAGCGAGAAATCGTTTGGAAGTAATTATTTCAATGTTGATTCTGGGTACAGTGAATTAATCATACAACCTGAAAACGTCTTTGATACGACGGTTAAATGGCAAGATAGATATTTATAGAAAGGAGATGAGAGTGTGATACATGTTTTAGATTTTAACGACAAGATTATAGATTTCCTTTCTACTGATGACCCTTCCTTAGTTAGAGCGATTCATAAACGTAATGTTAATGACAATTCAGAAATGCTTGAACTGCTCATATCATCAGAAAGAGCTGAAAAGTTCCGTGAACGACATCGTGTTATTATAAGGGATTCAAACAAACAATGGCGTGAATTTATTATTAACTGGGTTCAAGATACGATGGACGGCTACACAGAGATAGAATGTATAGCGTCTTATCTTGCTGATATAACAACAGCTAAACCGTATGCACCAGGCAAATTTGAGAAAAAGACAACTTCAGAAGCATTGAAAGATGTGTTGAGCGATACAGGTTGGGAAGTTTCTGAACAAACCGAATACGATGGCTTACGTACTACGTCATGGACTTCTTATCAAACTAGATATGAAGTTTTAAAGCAATTATGTACAACCTATAAAATGGCATTGGATTTTTATATAGAGCTTAGTTCTAATACCGTCAAAGGTAGATATGTGGTACTCAAAAAGAAAAACAGCTTATTCAAAGGTAAAGAAATTGAGTATGGTAAAGATTTGGTTGGGTTAACTAGGAAGATTGATATGTCAGAAATCAAAACAGCATTAATTGCTGTGGGACCCGAAAATGACAAAGGAAAGCGTTTAGAGTTAGTTGTGACTGATGACGAAGCACAAAGTCAATTCAACTTACCTACCCGTTATATTTGGGGAATATACGAACCTCAATCAGATGATCAAAATATGAATGAAACACGGTTGCGTTCTTTAGCCAAAACAGAGTTAAATAAACGTAAGTCGGCAGTTATGTCATATGAGATTACTTCTACTGATTTGGAAGTTACGTATCCGCACGAGATTATATCAATTGGTGATACAGTCAGAGTAAAACATAGAGATTTTAACCCGCCATTGTATGTAGAGGCAGAAGTTATTGCCGAAGAATATAACATAATTTCAGAAAATAGCACATATACATTCGGTCAACCTAAAGAGTTCAAAGAATCAGAATTACGAGAAGAGTTTAACAAACGATTGAACATAATACATCAAAAGTTAAACGATAATATTAGCAATATCAACACTATAGTTAAAGATGTTGTAGATGGTGAATTAGAATACTTTGAACGCAAAATACACAAAAATGATACACCGCCAGAAAATCCAGTCAATGATATGCTTTGGTATGATACAAGTAACCCTGATGTTGCTGTCTTGCGTAGATATTGGAATGGTCGATGGATTGAAGCAACACCAAATGATGTTGAAAAATTAGGTGGTATAACAAGAGAGAAAGCGCTATTCAGTGAATTAAACAATATTTTTATTAATTTATCTATACAACACGCTAGTCTTTTGTCAGAAGCTACAGAATTACTGAATAGCGAGTACTTAGTAGATAATGATTTGAAAGCGGACTTACAAGCAAGTTTAGACGCTGTGATTGATGTTTATAATCAAATTAAAAATAATTTAGAATCTATGACACCCGAAACTGCAACGATTGGTCGGTTGGTAGATACACAAGCTTTATTTCTTGAATATAGAAAGAAATTACAAGATGTCTATACAGATGTAGAAGATGTCAAAATCGCTATTTCAGATAGATTTAAATTATTACAGTCACAATACACTGATGAAAAATATAAAGAAGCGTTGGAAATAATAGCAACAAAATTTGGTTTAACGGTGAATGAAGATTTGCAGTTAGTCGGAGAACCTAATGTTGTTAAATCAGCTATTGAAGCAGCTAGAGAATCCACAAAAGAACAATTACGTGACTATGTAAAAACATCGGACTATAAAACAGACAAAGACGGTATTGTTGAACGTTTAGATACTGCTGAAGCTGAGAGAACGACTTTAAAAGGTGAAATCAAAGATAAAGTTACGTTAAACGAATATCGAAACGGATTGGAAGAACAAAAACAATATACTGATGACCAGTTAAGTGATTTGTCCAATAATCCTGAGATTAAAGCAAGTATTGAACAAGCAAATCAAGAAGCGCAAGAAGCTTTAAAATCATACATTGATGCTCAAGATAATCTTAAAGAGAAGGAATCGCAAGCGTATGCTGATGGTAAAATTTCGGAAGAAGAGCAACGCGCTATACAAGATGCTCAAGCTAAACTTGAAGAGGCAAAACAAAACGCAGAACTAAAGGCTAGAAACGCTGAAAAGAAAGCTAATGCTTATACAGACAACAAGGTCAAAGAAAGCACAGATGCACAGAGGAGAACACTGACTCGCTATGGTTCTCAAATTATACAAAATGGTAAGGAAATCAAATTAAGAACTACTAAAGAAGAGTTTAATGCAACCAATCGTACACTTTCAAATATATTAAACGAGATTGTCCAAAACGTTACAGATGGAACAACAATCAGATATGATGATAACGGAGTGGCTCAAGCTTTAAATGTGGGGCCACGTGGTATTAGATTAAATGCTGATAAAATTGATATTAACGGTAATAGAGAAATAAACCTTCTTATCCAAAATATGCGAGATAAAGTAGATAAAACCGATATTGTCAACAGCCTTAATTTATCAAGAGAGGGTCTTGATATCAATGTTAATAGAATTGGAATTAAAGGCGGTAACAATAACAGATATGTTCAAATACAGAATGATTCTATTGAACTAGGTGGTATTGTGCAACGAACTTGGAAAGGCAAACGATCAACCGATGATATATTCACACGTCTTAAAGATGGACATCTAAGGTTTAGAAATAATACCGCAGGCGGTTCACTTTATATGTCACATTTTGGTATTTCAACATATATTGATGGAGAAGGCGAAGACGGAGGTTCATCCGGTACTATTCAATGGTGGGATAAAACTTACAGTGATAGCGGTATGAATGGCATAACAATCAATTCCTATGGTGGTGTCGTTGCACTAACGTCAGATAATAATCGGGTTGTTCTGGAGTCTTACGCTTCATCGAATATCAAAAGCAAACAGGCACCGGTGTATTTATATCCAAACACAGACAAAGTGCCTGGATTAAACCGATTTGCATTCACGCTGTCTAATGCAGATAATGCTTATTCGAGTGACGGTTATATTATGTTTGGTTCTGATGAGAACTATGATTACGGTGCGGGTATCAGGTTTTCTAAAGAAAGAAATAAAGGTCTTGTTCAAATTGTTAATGGACGATATGCAACAGGTGGAGATACAACAATCGAAGCAGGGTATGGCAAATTTAATATGCTGAAACGACGTGATGGTAATAGGTATATTCATATACAGAGTACAGACCTACTGTCTGTAGGTTCAGATGATGCAGGAGATAGGATAGCTTCTAACTCAATTTATAGACGTACTTATTCGGCCGCAGCTAATTTGCATATTACTTCTGCTGGCACAATTGGGCGTTCGACATCAGCGCGTAAATACAAGTTATCTATCGAAAATCAATATAACGATAGAGATGAACAACTGGAACATTCAAAAGCTATTCTTAACTTACCTATTAGAACGTGGTTTGATAAAGCTGAGTCTGAAATTTTAGCTAGAGAGCTGAGAGAAGATAGAAAATTATCGGAAGACACCTATAAACTTGATAGATACGTAGGTTTGATTGCTGAAGAGGTGGAGAATTTAGGATTAAAAGAGTTTGTCACGTATGATGACAAAGGAGAAATTGAAGGTATAGCGTATGATCGTCTATGGATTCATCTTATCCCTGTTATCAAAGAACAACAACTAAGAATCAAGAAATTGGAGGAGTCAAAGAATGCAGGATAACAAACAAGGATTACAAGCTAATCCTGAATATACAATTCATTATTTATCACAGGAAATTATGAGGTTAACACAAGAAAACGCGATGTTAAAAGCGTATATACAAGAAAATAAAGAAAATCAACAATGTGCTGAGGAAGAGTAATCCTTAGCACTATTTTTATACAAAAATTTAAGGAGGTCATTTAATTATGGCAAAAGAAATTATCAACAATACAGAAAGGTTTATTTTAGTACAAATCGACAAAGAAGGTACAGAACGTGTAGTATATCAAGATTTCACAGGAAGTTTTACAACTTCTGAAATGGTTAACCATGCTCAAGATTTTAAATCTGAAGAAAACGCTAAGAAAATTGCGGAGACGTTAAATTTGTTATATCAATTAACTAACAAAAAACAACGTGTGAAAGTAGTTAAAGAAGTAGTTGAAAGATCAGATTTATCTCCAGAGGTAACAGTTAACACTGAAACAGTATGAAAAGCTATGAGTTAGATACTCATAATCTTTATTCTTTTAGAAAGCGGGTGTACTGAATTGGGGTGGTTCAAAAAACACGAACATGAATGGCGCATCAGAAGGTTAGAAGAGAATGATAAAACAATGCTCAGCACACTCAACGAAATTAAATTAGGTCAAAAAACCCAAGAGCAAGTTAACATTAAATTAGATAAAACCTTAGATGCTATTCAAAAAGAAAGAGAAATAGATGAAAAGAATAAGAAAGAAAATGATAAGAACATACGTGATATGAAAATGTGGGTGCTTGGTTTAGTTGGGACAATATTTGGGTCGCTAATTATAGCATTATTGCGTATGCTTATGGGCATATAAGAGAGGTGAATAAAATGTTTAAACTAATCTTTGGTTATAGTTTCTGGACATGTTTTTGGTTCGGTAAATGTAAATAAGTTTTAGTCAGTGCTTCGGTACTGACTTTTTATTTATTGTTGTAATTATGGTAATATGCAGAAGTGAGCAAGTTGGATAGATGGTGGCTATCTGAGTATAAGGAGGTGGTGCCTATGGTGGCATTACTGAAATCTTTAGAAAGGAGACGCCTAATGATTACAATTAGTACCATGTTGCAGTTTGGTTTATTCCTTATTGCATTGATAGGTCTAGTAATCAAGCTTATTGAATTAAGCAATAAAAAATAACCATCGCTAACTTTGGCTGGTTTCGATGGTTAAATGGTTATTAATTTAATCTTTAATCTAAAATAGCCACCGTCTTTTTAACGGGCTCATTAGGGTAACATGTTTGCGCATGTTGCCCTTTTTCTATATATAAATTAACACACCATAATATAAATATCAAATAGACGGCTTATTAGTCGTCTTTTTATTTTGGGTAAAAGGAGATAAGAATATGATTAATTGGAAAATTAGAATGAAACAAAAATCATTTTGGGTAGCGATATTGTCAG